ATTTCCCGCAATACAACAAACCATTGCCAGTCGTTTTGGTTCACTTGCGTTTTTGCATATCTTACAATTTGCTTTCACTTTATTCCTCCTTAAATAAAATTAGCAGGTTGTTACCCTGCTGTAGACAAGGATCACCTCCACTATTTCTTTTTAGGTTTTGGCTTTTGGATAGAAGCGGCAACGCTACCACAACGCATTGCAGACTTACTCATTTTAGTCACCTACTTTCTCACCTCCAACTTCCTTAAAGCCTTTTTCCCGCCTTGAATATCGGCGTTGATTTGTGCTTCAATCGCATTAACAGCCTTCAAGACATGATGTGCAAGTTTTGCACTTTCCTCAGACTCTATAACTTCTGTCCATATTTCTTGCCTGATATGGTCAAACAGTCCTTGCAGATAGTCTTTACATTCCTTGGCTAGGCTGGATTTGCTGATTTGATCCTGCGTTTTGTCTAATTGTTCCACTCGTTATAGCCTCCTGTTGTCTCGCTTGCGAAGTCAGATGAATCTTCGCCGCTTCTTTCTCTGCCTCCATCATCTGTTTCTGAATGAACATTTCTGGCGTAGCCTGGAATCCTTTTTTAGCCCAGAATTGAGCCTGTATTTCTGGCGGAGCATCCTTGATGTTGGCAGTAATGTTATCCTTGTCCTCTTCCTGCGGTTGTTGAGGCTGTTGGGTTTCCGGGTCTGTCAGGTAATCGTCAGTATTGCGGATACCAATCAACTCAAGTTTCTTTTTGTAAGCGTTATATGCGTTCTTAGTAGTAGCCAATCCAGCTTGAATAAGCATAGGCATTTCAGCAATTACACCGCTAATATTGGCTATGTCAGTTTCCTTCGCCCCTGCGCCCATTCCAGCATTGACGATGTAATCAAAATCGCCTTTTAGATTGTCCTTATTGACAGTTATGTCTTTATTGGTCAGGCGAACCACTTGATCGTGGTCAATGTACTTTTGATTGAGGTACACGAACCGCATGAATAATTCTTTCAAGCCTTTTTCGGCTATATTGCGCATGATTAATTCCATAGCCTGAGAGCCTTGATTGATTAAAGCCGTAATTCCGGTTGCTGTTTTGTTAAGGCTTGAAGAATCCATCCCCTGATTGTAGCGGTTGATATTGCTTGTTTCTTCTCCCCATCCCTTGACCATTTCAATTAGCTGCAAGGTGTAAGGAGCAAGAGGAACTTGCGCTACTGGCCCCATAGCTTCTGCAGGAGTGCCGTTAATCTCGATAAAGTTATCACCGTCAAGCACCTGATTAAAGTCAACAAACGCCGCACTATTGCAAAGCTGTTGAGGGTTATTATTCAAGGCTAGATTCTGCACAGTAAGCCGTATAATCGCCGTCAGCAGGTCTTGCCATTGCCCTAGGCTATCTATGCCTGAGACACTAGGCACGATGCAGTATGGGTCAAAAACAGGCGATAAAACACAAAAAGGAAAACCATCTTCGTTTTCCTCAAACCTGATAAACTTATTGCCTTCTTCAACAATGGTCATAATGCAATCTTCTAGCATCTTATCGCCGTTGATATCAGCCTTGACAAAGCACTCTGCTATCCAGACTTTGCGATTGGGATCTTCAATGTCATATGTATCATCATTGCTGCCATTGTTTCTGGCTTCGTCCATCATATCGTCAGAAGTGGAAGAGCTGCCTTCCATCGCTAATTCCATGACAGCTTTCTTGTCATACATGCCTGTATAGCTGCCATCTGCTTGCTTCTTCTTGATATTGCGGACAAGGTAATCAATAGTTACTTGTTTCCTGCGACCTACTAACTCACACTCTTTGAGTGTCTTTGCGCCGGGAGTCCAAAACAATTCTTCCGATGGTACATTCTCAATCAGGGGATAGTTGGCAGTTAGTTTGGTGTATTTGATCTTAATGTTATAGCAAGGTACTTCTTGAGGAGGCTGATTGGGGTCAGGCTGTACCTGCATAGTACCTTCTGCAACCTCTAGGATATCAACCTGATTGTCAACGGCTTGCTGCATAAACTCTTCTGCTGCTTCTATTGGAATCTGCTGTTCTTCTTCAACTTCCTCATACTCACGCTTCTGTGTGACCATGACAACAGAATATAGCTGATACAGACACTCTTTAACTGCCCAATAGAACTTTTGATAGCCTTGATTGGCAAACTCTATCTGCCAGTTACATAGCTCCTGCATCGTCTCGCCGTTCTTGTCATCGTCAGCGTTTCTACCCTTAATACTGCCAATATCCTTATTGCCGAACAGCATCTTGATAATCTGCGCTGTCATGCGCTCAACTGCTGATTGAACAGAAGTATCGGTGAAGCTGTAGGCTGTGAGGTTGGGGAGTTTGTCAGCGTAGAAGTCTCGGTCTGCTCTGAATCGCTGTAGGCGTTCTTTGTCTTTAGGCTTGATCTTGGTATCTTTGTGGTCGATAGCCTTATCGCGCTTGTCTATGACTTGCTTCTCGATGCGGCTACGAAGGTCTGCTTTGTTCAATGTCTCACCTCCCACTTTTTATAAGCGTCAGATTCTTTTATTTCTCTTGTAATAAATAGCTTATATCTATCAGACAAACGACTTAACACGGAAGCCTTAACTCTGTTCCCGGCGTGTAGTTCTTCGCTCGCCCAAAACCTTAATTCAGCAGATATGTTCCAAGCGTCTCTAACCATACACCTACAAAGCCCCTCTCTTTGGCATCGGTCTGCTCTTGCGCCTTGATCTTGTTACATTTAATGGAGTTATCGGAAAGGCAAATGTTAATGCTAGTGCATCAGCATAGTTTGGTGATGGCACACCTCGCTTCTTCATATCCTGCTTACTCTCTAGTTTGATCTTGCCATCAAGTCTTACCTCATACTCCGGACCGATAAGATCATCATACATTTGCTGTTCATCACCATAACAACCGCCATCAGCAAGCCATTGCTTCATTAACCGCCACATATCAGCACGTTTATTGAGATAACCTGCATCTGTTGATTCTCCTGCAAAGGATATTAACCGCCACTTCCTGCCCATCGTACGACCTGCACTAACTAAGCCTGTACCATATCCTTGGTCAATGAACACTGCATCTGCCTTGTATTCATCTTCAAACTTAGCAAGGTATCCTGCGAGAGTGAAGTCGTTATCATTGCGCTGATATACTGCAAGCTTCTTGCTGAATAGTCCTTGTCTTAACCATATGACTGTTTCATCTCCACCTGTCCAAGCAGGGTCAACTCCGATAATGACAGCAGCAAAGTTATATTGATTAGGCAATAGCTTTCGTTCTCTGCCTTCATGCGCTAATGCAGATGATATAAACTGCTTATCAGATGATGAAGGGAATTGTCCACGAACACGCACAAGTACAAAGTCGCTGTCTATTCCATAGTCTTCTATCCACTTATCAATCTGCTTTTTATTGCTGATCTTGACTGTACGACTGTCGATGTTATGCGTTAGCCATCTTTTGCGATGCACACCAAAGCATGACTTAAACCGTCCTGTATTGCGCGTAGGATTGCCGAAGGCACACCATATAATCTGCGTGTCACTGTCTGTCAATGCGCCCTCTGTGACTTCCCAAATAGCATCATCAATAGCAGAGGCCTCATCAAAGATAATCAGGATACGCTTGCCTTGGTTGTGTAACCCTGCAAACGCTTCTGTGTTGTTGATACTCCAAGGAACCATATCAATGCGCCATGTCTTTTCATGCGCTTTCTCGGTTGAGAATATTGATGTTGCCGTACATTCAAACAAATCCTTTGTGATGCACATCCTATGCCACTTGGCCAACTCAGTCCATGTCTTTAGTTTAAGCTGATTCTCTGTATTAGCTGTGACTACGCCCTTTGTGTCAACCATAGTCGATATAGCCCAAAGGATAATCCATGCCACTAGACAGCTCTTGCCTATTCCATGACCTGATGCAACAGCTATTTGGATCGCTTCATCAATAGTTAGAAGCTTATCTCTGATTGCTGCAAGGATTGTTCTCTGCCATTCATCAGCACCAGTATATCCTTTTAATTCACCAACGCCCCAATCAAACGCACCTTCGACAAACAGCAAAGGATCATTCTCACATCTTTTTAGGAATAGCGTTAGGGCATCTAATTCGTTATTGTTCATTGTTTATTCACCGCCAGAAACACAGTAGACAGGATTGAAGACTTTAGGGTCTATGGTTAGGTTGACTTTCATAGCGTTATCCTCGCAAGGTCTTAACCAGGTCTTTAATGATAAAGATTAGTTCAATCATAGCGTCATCAGTATGAGTATGATTGAGAAGTGAATCCAGCTTTTTGTTTAATCGTTCTTCTGCCATCCAAGTCAATACAGTTTGGCTAGATCCTTGTCCAGAATCATAATCCATCTAATCACCCTCCTCCAAAATAAAAAGCCAACAGGCATTTACCTGCTGGCTGAGTCATATATTTAATTAGCCGAAATTCACTAGCTCACTCCTATAGTCGTAAGGGAGTGGGCAATTTTTTTATTAACTACCAAGTGGCAACCTAAGCCTAGCATGTTCCTCTTTATGGCACTCTTCACAAAGCGTAATTAGGTTGTCAATCTTATTGCTACCACCCATACATCTAGGAATTATATGGTGTATATGTAGGTTACTAACGTTTCTCAACGATTCCTTATAGAACTTCCAATCCTCTTTAATTCCGCATTGTTGGCATGTATGTTTGTCTCTTTTTATAGCTACTTTCTTTTGTAGCCAGAAAGCATCTTCCCATAAAACAGTATCACGCCACATGGCTGCATGTTCTTGGTTGCAATACCGCTTATTCTCCCTGTGTAATTCTGTTCCACACAATCGGCAATTATGCAGATATAGTTCATTTGACTTCTCACTTAACGGCAAAGGATAATCCATGTTCTCAGCTCCTATAAACATCAAGAACAAATGTTTGAGTCCGATAATATACGGTGTGTAAACAACACTTTTCAGTAATATCAATGCTTGCAGGTTTTTGACTATTTCATGTTAACAATAACTAAGGCTTAGTTTACTATAACTGGCAAAATCCTACTATTTTTTAGCACACTCATAACAAACCACACATCGTTTATCACCGACAAACAGCTTGCCACAAATACAACATCTGTCAGTATAGCCTCCCGGCGCATAGCCCTTTATTGGTTCATGCTGAGTTAAATAAATATCATCCATATTATACTACTCTCCCTCGCTGTTTGCTATCGTTCTATCTTTTGCTCTTTGCAATCTTTCAGCAATGCCAGTAGAGACTGTGAGTTCTGTTTCTGTTTTGTCCTTCCAGCCGTAATTGTTTTTGAGATTGAATATAACGCCTGTTGGATTGCGAGAAGTCATAGCCAATTCTTCTGCATAGTTGTGACATTTCATCTTCGCACGCGTAATGGCGTCAAAAAACTGCTCTCTTTCTTGATAATTCAGCAACCCTTCTCTACTCATATCCAATGCCATTGCTAGTCCTGTGATCGTATAAGGCCTAACTTGAACCCTTTCAACGCCAATCACATCGCCAGCCTTGTCAATAATCGGTTTATCTGTAAAGCATGATTCAAAATAATCATCAATCAGCTTTTGCAATTCTTCAACAGTCTTAAACTTCAAAGGCCTACCACCTGGATGTTTCATTTTAGCTTCACTCATTTTTCCCACATCCTTTCTTAATTAATTCCCTAGAAACA